ACCACCCCCGTGGGCGCGATCTGAAACGACCAGTCACGCGCCGCCTGCCCGTAGGCCGGCACCGCGTCGCCCGTCTTGCGCCACACCTTGAACCCGCTGACTCCGCTCGAAATCGCGAACGCCGCAGCGCGCCGAAGCGTCGACACCGTGAGCAGTGCGTCCTCGGTCAGTCGCAGCACCGCCGTGCCGTCTTCGTTGCGCACGACGCGTGCCGACTCGGTCGAGGCGACAGACGTGTGTGTGTCCGCGCCCGTCGTCTTCGTGAGCACGTAGACCGTGGAGACCGAGCCGCGCGACATGCGACGACTGGCCCTGAGTCCCCGCGCGATCATTCCCGTGCGCGCCATCAGAACAGCCCTCCGACCGTGAACTGCTCCGCGTGCCGTAGCCGGTCGAGGATCACGCGCGCGTTCGGCGGAATCTCGAACGTCCGCCCGACGTCGCCCTGCCAGTCCTCGAGCGCGCCGACGTAGGTCTCTCGCCACCGAGCCGTGGCGATGAGCGCCGTCGCCTCGATCACGTCGCCAGGATAGGTGGCGTATCCCCACGCCGCCGTAACGACGACGGGCATTCCTTCGGGCCAGACATACGGGTAATAGTCCACCGTCGACGGGATCATCCACCCCTCGGAATCGACGATCTGGAGGTACAGCGAATCGGCCGCCTCGTTGCGCAGTTCGACAAACGTCGGCTCCGTCCACCCTGACGGCAGCGCGACAGCAGCGGCGTTAATCGTCGTCGCCGTCCAGTCGAGTTTGAGTTTCGGTGTGCCGGTGCCGTAGAACGTTCGCGCCGCTGAGGCACTCGCCGCCGGCCACGTCCTGCCGCAGTAGCCGTCGACGACCGCCGACGCGCGTTCGATGATCGCATCGAGCGCGGGGTCGTCTGCCGTCGCATCCGCCGCCGTGCCGGCGTCAGGCAGTACGAGGCGAAGCAGTGCGGGCGTTATGTATGCCATGGGCTATCGACGCTTGTTCTTCGGTGCCTTGTGGATCGCCTTGTCGGCGACGGGCTTTTCGGCCTTCTGAAGCACGGCCGGGTAGGCGTCGGGCTCGGGCTCGCCGACGAGCGCCCTGTACGCCGCCTCGTGCTCGGCCGGCACCTGTCCGCCGACTCCGACGAGCAGGGATGCCGCAGCCGGATCGCCCTCCCGAACGATCCGGCCGTTGGCCGTGAGGTACACCCTCTCGGTTGCGGTGATCACGACTGCGTCCCGACCTTGGTCCACGTCGGAGCAAGTGCGGTCCCCGTGTTGATGTACGCGATGCCGTTCGTCGTGTCGCTGACGATCGCGCCCTTCGACTGCCCCCGGAACGAAGCGTCGACACCGGGAGTTGTCTCCTCGACCGCAAGCGTCGGTGCCGTGCCGGTCAGCGCGTTCGTCGGACACGACAGGATGCTGCCGAGCGCCTGCTTCGCGCGATTACCGCCCGCCGTCAGAGTGATCGTCCCGATGCCCGCCGTCAGCGTACCGGCCGCAGCGATGAGTCCGTTCGTCCCGAGCGACGGCAGCGCGTCAATCGCCGCCTGAAGGTTCGCGAGGAGTGTGTTGTTTGTCGCCGACCACGTGATCGAGCTCGACGTGAACCCCTCGAAGTAGATCTTAAACGTGCCGCCCGTGGGCGTCCCGCCGATTGTGAGCGTCTGCACCTCCGACGTTCCCGCCGATGGTACGCCTGCGATTTCCAGAATCGTGCCTGCCATTGTGTTACCTGCTCCTTTGGACCCGTACCGGCGAGAACCCGTTGCGGACTCTCGCCGGCTCAATGACGGGCTTAGATTCCAGTCACCGTGCAGAACGCAGCCGCGCGGTAAATCGCCAGCGCACAGCGCCGCTCGATCCGAAGCGTGCGGATGTTCTTCGAGAAGTTGTCGTTGATCCATCCGATGTCGATTCGGACGCCCCATCGCTCGAAGAGCTCCGAGTACATCGCGAAGTCGCCGACGAGGCCCGTATTCTCGGTCATCGCCGTCGTGATGACGGCGCGAAGGCCGAAGATCGTCTCGACGCCAGCAACGGACGGGTTGCCCCAGATGTACTGGCCGGTCGTGTCCTTCAAGAGGCGCACGGGCGTCCAGTCGGCCGGGTTCGTGACGTAGGCCGTCGGCTCGGCAAACGCGACGTCGCGCACCTTCGCCATCGCCTTGTAGATCGCGTCCGGCACCGTGTCGGCTCCGAGTGCCTGCGTCGCAATGCCAGGCTTGTTGAGGAACCCGAGCAGGTTCGGCGTCACGCCATCGCCGGTCAGGATCTGCGTCTCGGTCGCGAGGTCGAGCATCCGCGTCATGCGGTTCTCGATGAGCGACCGCATCTGGGCCTCCGCGTCGAGTTGCTGCTCCGTCACAGGCAGAATCGTCGCGATGACCTCGGCCGGCTGCGTGCGCGCCGTGTAGGCGAGCGCCGACTCCGGCTTTGCAGCAGCTTCAGCGACCGGTGCCGCGTTGTTCGTGAACGTGGTCTCTTCCATCCAGCCGGGGGTATCGAGATCCGTCTGCGTGTTCGGCATCAGATCCTGAACCATCGGGCGGCGCAGTGCCGTCTCGACGACGCGACCTGTCCGGCGCGACTCCTGGACCCAGCCAGCCGCCGTCGTCATCGTCGTCTTGAGCTCGAGCGCAAGCGGCGCGATCTGGCCCTGCCGGCGGCCCTTCTTCCAGTCGCCAAACTCCGGCGACTTCACGAACATGTCGCCGAGCGACGTGAACTTCTCTTCCTTCTGCTCTTCCTTCGAGGGGTCGCCGCCGGCTGCCGAGAACGGCACCTGACCACGAGCCTTCAGGAACTCCTCGCGCGCTTCGGTGTTCGCCTTGAACGCCGACTCCATCGCTTCCGCGCTCTGGAGCTTCGACCCGATCTCGCCGAGTTCCTCGTTGCGGCGGCGGACGTCTTCGATGACGTCCATCGGCATTTCCTTGAGCCCGCCCGTGCCGTCGTTGTACGTCGTGAAGATGCCGTGCAGCGCGTCGCGCTTTGCGGCCAGTTCCTCTCTCAGTTCCTTCAGTGCCATGGTGTGTCGTGCCTCACGCGCTTATCGAGCGCAGAAATTCGGCGTATACCTGCCGCGTCGCCGCGAGCGTGTCCGTGTCCGGTTCGCTCTTCGGCTTCGCCTCGGTCGCCGCGAGAAGATCGGCCAGGTCAGCGTCGACGTCGACGAGAGCGGATACCGCTTCCTCGATCGACTCCCGAGACTCGGCGATACGCGCGCGAGTCACGGCCGACAGCACCCGGCCTTCCTTCGCCCGTAACCCGGCAATCGCCTTGGCTCGGACGACGTACTCCTCGACGGCCGCACGCACCGCCTCGGAATGTTCGGCAAACGGCAGGCCGGCACGCGACCCGCTCTTTGCTCCCGTCACGACCGCCGCGCGGTTCGCCGGAACCGTCACGATCGACACTTCGAAGAGGTCGACCTTGACGAGTTCCCGCACTCCGTCTTCGCGGTCGTTCGATTCCTTGACCCGATAGCCTATCGACAGGCCGACTGTCTTGCCGGCGTCTAGCCGTTCGCGCATCACACGACGCGCGGCCTGCGCTTCGTCGGTCGAGTGGAACGCCGCCGAGAAGCGGAACCCGTAGTCGTCCTCGCGCGCCTCGGTCGGGTACGCGACCGGAGTTGACCCCCAATCGTGACCCACGGCGACAAAGCCCGACTTGAGGAAGTCGGTCACAGTGTCGGCGTACGCGCCGCGAAGCACGACGTCGCGGTAACTGTCGACGTTGCCGAAGACTGATCCGTAGCCCGAGAACGAGCCGTTGCCGGCGTCGTCGAACTTGAACTCGGCCGCGTCAATCGACTTGAACTCCAGATCGTCCATCGCACCACCGTTCCTGGAAATGGAAACGCCGCCGGATCTGGCGTCGGCTAGACGCCGTCACGCTAGATCTAGATAGTGGGGTCTAACCCGTTTCGCGTCAACTCATTTCGTCAGATCGTCCATCGCACCACCGTTCAGCCCGACGGCTCGCCGGACCTTGACTTCGCGCTCCCGCATCGCCGTGACGGTGCGCTCCAGAGCTTCGAGCCGGCCTTGAAGGGTCTGGATGTGGGCCTTGAGGTTCGACACCTCTGCGTATTCGAACGGGATCGGATCGCTGAGTACGCCGCCGATCTCAAGCTGGTACGTGCCGCTGATGGGCTTCGTGTCTGTGCTCATTCGGCGTCCTTCCTCCGTGACTTTTTGCGTATCGCCTTCCCGCAACGACATTGCGTCAGGCACTGCTGGCTCCCAATCGGCGGCAGTTCCCCGAGTCCGACCCATCCCTTCGACGCCTGATTGATGCACCCCGAGCACGAGTCAGACGCGTGTCGAATCCATCGCTCCTGATGCGTCTCGGCCTGCGCCTCGGCCGCATCCTTCGCCGCGTCGTAGTCGAGCTCGCCATACGCCGCACGCGCGC